CGTCCCGATGTGCTGGTTGGTCTTGCCGGCGATGGACTTGTCGACGGCGTCGCGGTCCACCGACTCCTGCTCGCGCTCCTCGCGTCGACGCGCGCGCAGCCGGTTGCCCCAGCGCGTCGCCGACGTGAGCCCTTTCTCGCCCGCCGTCACGCCCTCGCGCTCGGCGGCGCGCAGCCGCGTGTCGAGGTCCGCGCGCCCCTCCTCGATGTCGCGCTGGAGGCGACGCTCGTGCTCCTCAGCGCGACGCCGCTTTGGATCGCGCAGGGCCTCGGGCGACAGCGGGATGATCGGTCGCGCGGCGCGCAGGTCCTCTGGCGTCGCGACGCCGTGCTTGATGCGGAACTCGCGCTGCGCGTCTTCCAGTTCCTTCTGGAGCTGCTCGTCGGTCTTGCCGGCGTTCGGGTCCGGTCGGTGCTTCGTGACGTGCCACAGCGCCGCCTCGCGGTCCTTGGTGATCTTGGTCTCGTGCTGCACGTGCGACGGCGTGCGCGTGAGGCCGATGCCCGGACCGCCGCCCTCGCCCGTTCGCTCGTGGATGCGCCGCTGCTCGGCGAGGTCCTTGTCGGCGGCCTTCTGGTGCCGCTCCCGCACCACGTCGGCCGGACGCTTCGGGTCGCCCGCCAGCCCGATGCCGGCGGCCTCGCGGGCATCACGGCGGTCGTGCTCCTCGGCCTCCTTCTGGGTCGTGCGCGCGCCCCCGCGCAGGCGCGACGGCTCGCCGCCGGCGCGAGGGTGTAGGGGCAACCCGGACGTGTCGCGCGGCTCGAACTCACCGCCGATGTGCGGACCGCGCTGCAGTTGGTCGCGCGCGAGGTTGTACGCCGCCGTCGGATCGGCGAACGAGAACGTGGCGCCGCCGCGACCGAGGTTGAGCATCGCGCCGTTGCGACCGTGCTGACCGAACAGCGCGGCCGGGTCGATCCCGCCGGAGCGGATGGCCTGCACCAGCGCCTGCATACCGCCGCCCTGCTGACCCATCCCGTAGCTCTGCGCGATCATCCCGCCGGTGCCGGAGCGGAGGGCCTGCGCCATCATCGCCGCCCACCGGCGGTCGGCGTTCTGGGCCTCGACGCCGAACCGCTCGCCGCCGTACCGCGCGGTCAACTGACCGACGCCCACGTTGCCGGACGCGTTGCCGGTCGCCAGGTTGGCGACGTTCGACCCGCCCAACACTCCCTGGAGGAGGTTCTCGAACCCGGGGAGGCCGCCGCGCGCCAGGTGCCGCTCGAACGCGCCGGTCCGCATCGGCTCGTAGTAGTCGCGCTGCATCGTCCGCATCAGCGACTGACCGCGCGCCGACGCGCGGTTGAATATCGTCTCCATCAGCGCGACCTGCGCCTGCTGCCCCTGGCTGCCGACCTCGGCCGACGTCAACGCCGACATGCGCGCGAGGACCTGCGGGTTCGACAGCTCCGACATGAACCGCGAGCGCGACGCCGCTAACGCGTTGCCGCCCTGCGTCCCCGGCATCCCGGGGACCATCCCGGCCTGGCCGTAGCCCTGTCCGCCGCCGAACCCGCCCGGGGCGCCCTGCGGCTGGTTGCCGGACCGCAGCATCTCGAGGTGCTTGGTGCCGAACAACGTGTCGATGGAGAAGTGACCGGTGTCCGGGCTGCCCCAGTGCTCGCCGCCCGACATCCCCCACTTCTGCTCGAGCTGGTTGAGCGTGTTCTGGTTGCCGCGTATCCACGCCATCACGTCGCGATCGACGACGTTGCGCGAGTGCTGCGCCCAGTCGATCGCGAGCCCGGGCGGGTGCTGCGACGGGTTGCCGCCGCGGTGACCGTAGCCGCCGAGGTTGCGCACCGGCGCGCCGGCCGCGATCAAGTCGTTGAAGAAACCTTGAAACTGCTCCGCGGCGCGCGCGTTGACAGTGACCTGCTGCCCGTTCGCCAGGGTGATCGTCTTGCGCTCGCCGGACATGGGCGCGCCGGCCGGCGCGTTGAACCGCCCGCCGTGGCCGCGCCCCGTGCCGGTGATGTCGCCCTCCACGAACGGGATGTCGCCCACGCCGCCGGCCGCCTGGTAGCCGCCGGCGCCGCCGCGACCGCCGGCGCCGCCGAACCACGGCGCGCCCGTGCGTCGACCGCCGCCGCCGCCAGCGTAGCTGCCGAGGCTGATCCCGCTGTCGCTGTACCCGCCGCCGGGACCGGTGCCGCCACCAGACGACGAGCCGCCGATGGACTTGATGCCGAGCTGGTCGGCGAGGTCACCGCCCGTCGCCGAGTCGGTCTTAGGTTTACCCTCCATCTGCTGCTTCATCCAGTCGAGGACGTCGCGCATCTCGCGGAGGTAGTCGCTGGACTGCTCCTCGACCGTCTGGAGCCGCTGGAACGCGAACCCGACGCCGCCGGCGGCCTGGTTGATGACGTTGCCGGACGCGTGCGGGACGAACAGCTCCGGGCCGCGCTCGCCGACCATGTACGGCCGACCCGCGTACGTCGGACCGCCGGCCTGTCGACCGGGGATCATCATGTCGAATATCCCACCGCCACCGCCGCCGCCGCGTGGCTGCTGACCGGTCTCGACTCCGCGGGTTTCTTCTTGTATCTTCCGTTGACGCTCGAGCTCCTCGCGGTAGAAGTCCTTGATCGTCTTTCCGCCGGTACCGGGGACGGTCACGTCCGCGCCGGGTTCACCACCCGGAGCGAGTGGACCGAGGGTCGGCCCGGTCCACGGCACCGCCTGTCTGCCTTGGTTCAGGTTCTTGCCGAGGAGCCAGTCCGGCAAGTGCGTGTCGGCCCAGTCCTGGATAGACTTCGTGATCGACTTCGTGATCGCCAGGATGACGTTGAGGTCCGTGATGAAGTCGTTCATCATCGGAGTGGTGACCTGCGCGAGGCGCGCCCACCCTTGATTCGCTAGGTCTTGAACGGCGTCCGTCCACTCGCGCGTGAGTTGGATGTTCCGCAATTGCCACTGCAGCAGCTGATCGGCTTCTTCTCTCGGCAGCGTCCACGGCTTGCGCAACGACCCGATCTTGTCGGCGGCGTTACGATACTCCGAGTACGTCCGCCCCATCGACTCCGCCACCTGGCGGACGAGCGTGTCGTTCTCGTTGCGCAGACGTTTAAGAAATACCTCGAGCCCCTGCGACGCGTCACCGCCGCGCCGCTCGAGGTCCTCGAGCTGATCAGCGAGGCGCTCCATCCCGTGACTCTCGAGCATCTGCCGGAACGACGAGTTGATGCCGAGCGCCAGACTGTGGAACTGTTTGCTGAACCCCTCGAGGGCTTGATCGGCGTCCTCCGCGCGTTCGCCTATTTCCTCGAACAAGCGACGGATGTTGGCGACGCCGGCCTCGGTCGACTCGCCGAGGTTCTGACGAAGGTTCTTCGCCGTCTCGGCCGCGCGCGCGGCCGCGACGGTGAACGTACCGAGGGCGGTGACCATGCCAGGGACGCTGAACGTGAACCGCCCGACCAGACCGACGAGTGACGCGAACTCGACGCCGAGAGCCTTCGACCCCACGCTGGCCGCGGCCATCTGCCGGCCGAGCTCGCTCCACTTGCCGCCCAGGTTGCCGAGGGCCGCCATCACCGACGCCATCGAGTTCTTCGTGTCCTCGTGACCCTTGCTCGAGTCCTTGTTGTGCTTGTCGTACGCCTCGTTGAGCTTCTTGAGCTCGTCGCGCATGGACCGGAACGCGTCGTTCCCGGTCTTCTGGGTCTCGCCCATCGACTTCTGAAGCTCTTCGAAGTGCTGCGTGATCGTACGCAACCCATCCGACATCTCGTCGGTGAGCGTCAGGGTTACCGATGCGCGTTCGTCGGCCATTGGTTAGTCGTCGATTGACGCCAGCGTGTTCGAGCGCTCGTTGAGAACGCCCATCCAGTACACGTGGCGAATGATCTCGCTGATGGGTTTCGCCAGGAATATGCAGGGATCGACGCCGAAGAACTTACCCAACCGGTAGCAGTCGAGGATGCGCTCGTCGATCGACGTCGTCTGGTTGTGGAGGTACGTCCCCAGCTTCCACGCCCAGTTGTTCCAGTCCTTCACGTGCAGCTGCCGGATGCCGTCGACGGGCACACCGGATATGCGCGCCATCAACCCGGTCATCGCCTCGCCGTCGAACTTCATCTCGGCGACGGGCGACGTCGGCGACCGCGTGACGGTGAACGGGATACCGAACTCCTCGATGTCGTCCGCGGTCGGCTCGCGGAACGAGACCACGTCGAGCGTCTTACCGTCGACGACGATCTCCTTCCGCAGCTTCAGCCTCTCGAGGTTGTCATCCGTCACATGAACATGTCCGGCATGAAGAAGTTCGCCAGCTTCCACGCGGCGTTCTCCCAGTCCTTCGGGTGCATCTGCCGGATGGTCGACGGCGGCACGCCGGCGAGGCGCGCCATCATCATCGACATGGTCTGCGTCTCGAAGTGCATCTTCGGCGAGTTCTCGTACAGCCCGATCGTGACCGGGTTGCCGACCACCTCGATGTCGCCGGCGGTCGGCTCGCGAAACACGATCTCGCTGACCGTGTCGCCGTTGGCGATGATCGGCTTGCGCAGGTCGACCTTGCCGTTCCACGGGAGCGGGCCGTCATCCTTAGCCGGTGCGACCGCCGCGCCGTTGATCGGTGCGCCGTTGACCTCAGTGGGGCCGTTCTTGTCGTTGTCGTCTGCCATGGTTGCCTCTCTGTGCGTCTACGCGTGCCCCGCCACCGGGGCGTTCTTGAGTACGTTCTCAGTCAGGAAGTACTCGAGTTCCTGGTCGATCTTCTGCATGTTGACGTGCGTCATCCCACCGTCCGACCGCGCGGCCGTGACGATGTTCTTGAACAGGTACCGGGCGCCGGCGAAGAACGACGTCCGCATGTTGTCGACCCACTCGACGTTCGCGTCGGGCGGCATCGTCGCGCGCACGTCGAGCCAGCCGGCCTCGATGAGCCGGCCGCTGTCGATCAGGTGCCGTTGAGTCGTAGTGGTCACGCTAGCCTCCACGTCTTGATCAGCCACACGATCGCCACGACGACGATGACGAACACGACGCCGACGGCGAACCCCGACAGCCAGTGGTACACCGCGTCGCGGCGACGCACGTCGTCGAACGCGAGCGCGAGCGAGTCGGCCTCCATGTCGCCGACGCGCACGCCCTGCTTGCGCCACGCCGCGATCAACGTGCGGGCACGCTCGCGCGACGTCGTCGTCACTACGGGTTGATCTCGTCGCAGGCGATCCCCTCGAAGCGGATGCGTGTCTGACCCTCTCGAGTGTTCAACTCGAAGGCCGATCGACACCACGCCTCGCGGAGGACGTACGTCTTGCCGTTGGCGAGCTCCGCCGTCACCGTCGAGTTGACGATGTTGGCGACGTCCTCCATCGACAGTTCGGGAACGAGGGACACGTCGCCCTCGATGTATGGACCTTGATCTTCGCGACGGTTCGCAACGCCGTCACCGCCATGTGGCTGCTGCACGTTCCCGTGCAGAGGAGACTATATCATCACCCCGTCGGGGTGTCGGGCGCTTCGGACCGCTCGGTCCTACTCCCTCGCGGGATAGTCGCTGCGCCTTCCGCCGTCACCGGCGGCTTGGTTCAGGGTTGGCGGGTCTCGCTGTTCCCTGAGTTCACCCGATTTAACGAGAGCCTAGTTAACCCTCGGCAGTTCGCTGTATCCGTGGCCTGATGTTCGCGACGCGATCGCTACTCGCGTCACCGTCCCCGTCGTGGGGACCGCTGCACGTTCCCGTGCAGAGCAGACTATCTCATCACCTCCGTGGAGGGCCGGGTGTTTCGGACCGCTCGGTCCTACGGGCTCACGCCCTAGTCGTTACACCTTCCGCCCGTCGGGCGGCTCGGCTCGGGATTGACCGGTCTGGTCGTCCCCCGAATTAACCCGGGATCGGTACCTGTCGCCAGGTAAAGACGCCTCAGTTGACGTAGTCTTGTCCAGCGATGCCAGCGCGTTCCGTCGGCGACGGCGACACCGTGAAGTTGCCGCGCAACGGGTACAAGTCGCCGTCCACCTTGAGAAACGCGATGCCGGCTATTCTCGAGGCCATGTGTCGGCCCTCCTCCGTGTGGTTGAACATGATCCGGTGACGACGGGGTCGGTGGCGTCATGTGGGACACGCCGAGTCCCGCGCGCGACCGGATGCGCGCGCGCGGGCGTGTGGTGGTGACCGCCCCGTCGTCAGCTCGTGTTGATCCGCTACAGGATCGCCGCGTCGACGCCGCGGTTGTACTGCAGACGGAACTGCGCCAGCACCGCGAACATGCGGAGCTGGTTTATCAAGTCGGGAGGATATAAGACGTTTACTCTATTGGGGTC